TCAGCTAATTGCCCAGGTTAGAAACCTACAAGACAAGGTAGATAGTATGGAAACAGACATAAAGTCGCTTCTAGAGCTTGCCAACAAGTCTAAAGGTGGTTTCTGGGCAGGTATGGCAATCGCTTCTGCTATCGGTGGCTTTATAACATTCATTGTTAATCATTGGATGGCAAAATAAAATGTGGATTACAGAGCAAAATATAAGCAATCTTTATTCTGCTCTAATTGACATGCCGATATTTGATGAGTTTAAACTTCCTCCCGCTTCCCGCGTTGATTTCGTAGTGTTGCATGACGATACTATATGTGGGCAATATGAACCACCAGAACAAGGTGAGCCTCATGTTATTACTATATCTACTGCACGTCACTCTCATCTATATCCTGTCATGATGACTTTATGCCATGAGATTATCCACATGTGCGTATATCTAGACTCACCTAAAACAGAACAGTATGCTAGTCACAAAGGTTTATTCTTAAAACTACAAAAGCGTGTAGCCAAGATGTATGGCTTTGACCCTAAAGAATTATAAGGAGAATATCATAGACCCAATTACCATGTTATCTGCTTTTGCTCCAGTCGTAATGGACTTAGGCAAATCTCTTATTAATCGTTTTGTAGCACCTGACCAATTTAAACCAGCTACTATAGAACAATATGCTCAAATGAAAAACATTGACTTAGAGTTCTTTAAAGTAATGAATGAAGCAGGTTCTGGTAACCCATCTTATCCTTGGGTAGAAGCTATCACTAGACTTATGAGACCTATGATTGGTCTTATCGTATTAGGCACATGGGCTACAATGCACTTAAAAGGCATATCTACACAGGAAGTGGATAACTTTGCTAGTGCTGTAGGATTCTACTTGTTTGGTGAACGCAGTTTGTTCTATATTAAAAAGAAATGATATTTCTAAACATACTTAACTTTATTGGTTTATCTATACTTAAACTTATTATAGTGGGACTACTATTTATAGTCATGGGTATTGCTTTAGTATTTATGGCAATTATGGATTACTTAACTCGTGCATTGGAATATATTAATTCATATGTTGATTGAAGTTAAAAGGTTTGAATTTAAAGATACGCATACAGTAGGAAAGATGTATGTAGACGGTGTATATGAGTGTTATACGTTAGAAGATGTAGTTAGAAATGGCACTAAAGTTTTAGGTAAGACTGCTATCCCTACCGGTGAATATAAACTCATTATAGACGCTTCTGTACGCTTTAAACAGGACATGCCACACATACTAGACGTTCCTAACTTTACAGGTGTTCGTATTCATTCTGGCAACACTTCAGCAGATACAGATGGATGTATATTACTTGGCTCAACATGGGCAGGTAAAGACTTTATAGGTAACTCTAAAATAGCTTATAACAAGTTCTTTGACAAACTAAAGAAAGTTAAAACAGCTACAATTAAGATATGCTAGATTATCTTATCTGCGATATTCTTTGTGCTATAGACCACTTTAAATATGTATTACTCATGTTAATTATTTATCTAGTATATAATAAAGTATCTCAACATTAGAGACTACTATGAAAATATTACTTATTGATATAGAAGTAGCACCAAATACTGCTCATGTCTGGGGTATCTTTGACCAGAACATCTCTATAAACCAATTACTAGAGTCATCTTACACTCTTTGCTATGCAGCCAAATGGTACGGTGAGTCTAAAATTATGTTTGACTCTATTCAAAAATCTGGCAAACAAAAAATGCTAGACTCTGTGCATAAACTTCTTGACGAAGCTGATGCTATAGTCCATTACAACGGTTCTAGGTTTGACATACCAATACTACACAAAGAGTTTTTACTCTCTGGCATGCCACCTCCAGCACCATCCAAACAGATAGATTTATTACAAGTAGCTCGTAGACAGTTTAGATTTGTTTCTAACAAACTAGATTATGTTGCACAGGCTTTAGGATTAGGTAGTAAGACAGCACATGAAGGTCATACTTTATGGGTCAAGTGTATGAATGATGACCGTAAGGCATGGAAAATAATGGAAGAATATAATAAGAATGATGTTATATTACTTGAAAAAGTCTACGATAAATTCAAGGGTTGGATTAAACAACATCCAAATCATAACGCATACTCTGCTGACGTTTGTTGTCCTAATTGTGCTTCACGCAAATTACATTCTCGTGGAACTCAAAGAAGTAGAACTGCTATCTATCAACGCTTTCAATGTCAAAACTGCGGTAGCTGGGCAAGGTCTGCTAAATCAGAAAAAATTAGCAAAGATTCTTTAGTAAATATATAGGACAATTATGCAACGTTCAGATGTAGAGATTATCTGTAATCACATGCTAGGTAGAACTATCGTATCCTGTGAAGCATTACATGGAGATAGCACTATTGTCATTCAGTTAGATGATGACTCACTTATAGAAATTAGTGGCGAGGAATTATCTCTCTATAGTGAACTTACACCATTGGATGACTGATACCAAGCATCTATATAGTCTTTTAATCCTTCTATACCATTACCAAGAATAACAAGTTTATCCTCTGTAACCTTGTAAAACTTATCTACCTCAGTACCAGTATTATCACTATACCCATTTATAACTAACACAGTAAACTTATCTTGGTCTGCTAATGCTTTTAACAGTATCTTTTGACCTAGAGATATATCCTCATCTTCACGCTTCCACTCTCCAATAAGAAAGTTTCCACGTCTTTCAAAAACCATGTCAATGTTAGATGGCATAGCTTTTGGATTCTCTAGTATTACACCTCTTAAAAAGCCAAAGTCTGTATGACTAGCATACGCATTACGCATAGCATTAGACACAGATAACTATACCATTGCTACCTACTTGACAAATAGTTACAGAACCGTCTGGTGCCAATATGGTTGTAGTCTGACCAAATGATTGCTCTGTATAAAAGATAGCCAATGCTGCCATTACAACAACAAATATCCAATAGATTTTACTCATCATCAAACCTTTGTAATTGAGCTTCTAATTCCGGTGGAATTTCAACTCCATCATCTTTGGTAGCATCTAATAATTTGTTCTTATACCAATCAGACTTCTCTAAATCTTGTTGTGGATTATCTTTAAATGGATAACGTAAGTCATACTTGAGCTTACATCCTTTTAGATAACCAATATACTCTTCTTTAGTTAAACGACTTTTAATTACATCTATTGCTTCTATACCGCCCACTAAGTAATGCGGTGGTCTATTCACTAAATCAACCATTCTTATCCCCTTATAAAAAATAAATCAATTAACTGATAACAACCATAAAAAAACCAACCCATACCACCAACAATCAACAACCATACTACCACTTCTAATATCTTTTCTGCTCTTGCCATCTGCCATACTCCCTTCCTACAGTTACAGATACATATTTCCTATTCTTAAATCGTTTATCTAATTCATTGCTATAAGTCCATTTAGGCAAAATCAAATATCCTTGACTTTCCAAGTATTTCAATCGTGTTCTAGCAATGACGCATTCTTGCACAATTTGTTTAATACTGCAACCAGGATGTGCAGTAACATAGTTTATAACAAACTTTGCTTGTCTTTGGTCATCTAGTTTAGTGTACATCTTTTACTCCATGCAATTGTTCTATAAGTCTAGCAAATCTAAATATCTTGTCAATTGTTATTACCTGACTACCGTATCCAAATGCTTCTTTATATACCTTTATAATTTCTTCTTGTGTAAGTGGTTTAGAGTCCACCATGTGCCTCCGTTAGTTTCTTACTATCGTACTTAGATAATCCTTTATACTCTTCTACAGGTTCACCAGGAATTAATGGTGTTATCTTAATATGATGCGTTGTATTCTTTAGGTCGTTTAAATATGAGAGTTGGTTAGGATGAAATGACCATAAGTAAGACTTTTTTAGGTCACCAGACTTAACATCAAATTCCTCATAAAGCCATGCTACAGGTTCTTTTTTAGCCATTAGTAAAACACCATCCTTCCTATGTGCGTTTTCTTGCGTTTACCAAACCATTCTTTCTTTGGCGGTATTGAGTCATCATGGAAATATAAAGCATTTGCAACTGGATTTGCATATTTATTACGAACAATCGTATCAATAACCAAAAGTTTAGTTTCCAAATACGCCCTAGTATTAACTTCTGGATGACGTTCATCCGTAACCCCAATAAACTGACCATTAGCATAAACAACAGAGCATACATCACGACCCCAATAACCAGTATGTAACCTATTACGTATGACATTTATGACACCTACCTTTTCTTCTAGTGTTCTATTATTAACTTCATGGTACACAGCAGTTGCATAACACGCTATATCTAATTCTAAGTTATGTATATCCATTATAAACCTTTCATGCTTTTCTGGTGTCTAGTAGACCCACATAAGCGTATAATTCTATTATATTGTGCAATTAAGCATAATATATTACTTAAGGATAAATACCATGTGGACAACTCCAGCAGCTACAGAAATGCGTTTTGGCTTTGAAGTAACTATGTACGTAATGAACAAATAGTTATAAGCAATTGGGGATGCTCCTAGAAAGGAACATCCTCATCTGCACCTTCAACAGCAGGTTTAAGTCTTTCATCTGTAGCTACCATTGCTACAGCACCAGCAATAAATTTACCATTAGGACCTTCTTTAACCCAACCTGATAAAGTAAATTCAATACCATCTACATTTAACTTTCCTCTATAATCTGGTCGTTTAGGATTATCCCCCTTGTCGTTCTTGTTTAACGTAAACGTGTTTGTTTTGTCATACTCAGCCATATACTACTCCTTTAGTTTAATAATTGTTTGTTCTACTTCGTCTAAAAACTTAATTACTTCTGCTTCTAATTCTCCTATGTAAGTATCATCCCTGTCAACCCTTGCTACAAATAACTGTAGTTCTTCAGGGAAGTTAGGATTATAACTTACAAAGTCTACCCACTTAGCACCGGTGCAAGCTAATTGCCATTGCATCTGTGGAATGTATTTACTAGGAACTGATTTACTCATAAGCGTATTAGTATGGGTTGTTTCTATAGGACACTTAATCTCTATAAGACCTGCATACTTTCCATCTTCTTCTGCATTTACAGCTCCGTCAGGACTAGCACCACTATTCTTAATAACAGGATGGTCAAAGAAACCTACCTCTGTCACAGATACCCCTCTAATTCGCATATAAAGCTCCCTAGCAGCAACCTCCCTTTCAATACCATCTAGCATAGCCTGATTAACAAAACTATCGCCTTTCTTGCCTGTAAGACGTTCTGATACTAATTGGACAAGGTAGTTTTGACGAGATGTAGATACGCCTGTTTTAGTCTTGGCAATAACATCCGATATTCTGGATGCTGTCACCTTGCCTAGACGTTGCTGAAACCACTCTTCTGTGCGTTGTTCTATCATAGGAAGTCCTTGCTAGATACTGTCTTTGGAGCTGGTTGTTCTGACTCTGGAATATCCTCACCGCTATATATATATAAGCCAATGCCATGTAAAGCAATAGCCTTAGCTAAACAACGTTGCATAGCTGTATTAACTGCCATAGCATCTGGGTTAGGGATAGCTTGGTTTCTAAAGTTAAGCACAGGTAATTGTGAAGTCATAGATTTACCAAACGCATGGACTGTGCAGAATACCATAAGTGTTT